TTAAAAAAGCTCATCTGTTATCCCTTAGCCCGGGCCTCTTGGCGCCGGCGCGTTCGTAATTCATCCCAGGTTAGTTTCCCCTTGACCGCCGGGCGTACAGTCCCGCCTCGCATGGAGGCGTCGAACGTCGCTGGAGCAGGTGCGGTCTGAGGTGGACTAACGGCGGGCTTGGTGCCCTGTCCTAGGTCGCCGCCATGGCTCTCGGCGTACAGCTTGGCGGTAGCGGCATGGCGCTTTTCGGCCAGCGCCAACGCATCCAGGACGAGCTTATCCTTTTGCGCCGACGTTAAAGTGGCGCCATCCTTGGTGATTTCAGCGTAGGCGGTCTCGGCTCCGAGATACGCTTCCTTAACCCATTCGGGGTTTCGGGCGAGGTATTTGAACTCGGCGGCGTTCTTGGTGACGTGGTCACTGACAATCTTCACCGCCTGCTCCACCCGCGCCGCCGACGCCTCGGCGTTGCGCTGCTCGTTCGTCTTATCCTGCTCGGCAAAGCGGCGCTCTAGGTCCTCTAGCTTCTTTTCGGCGTCGGTCTTGCCGCTGGCGTCGGCGCCAGGCGCCAGGCTCAGTTGCTGAGTGACAGCAGCGTCGAGATTGATACCCGCCGCTGTCATCGCCTCGAGGTGTTTTCCCTCGGCGATGAGTTTCTGCACCTTCTCGGCAACGCCGGCAACACTTCCCTTCGCCTCCGCCGCCTTCAGCGCCGCCTTCGCCTCGCGCAACTCCTTGGACAGGCGGGCAAACTGCGTCACCTCATCGGCCTTGGCGTCAATCTTCGGCGCCTCCGCCTTCGGCGTCTCCGTCTTCGGCGGCTCCGTTGCCGGCGCCTTCGACGCCTCTGCCGCCTTGCGGGCGGCGCGCACCTCTTCGAGGGTGACGGCGCGCTTGGCGACGACGTCGGTCTCTGGCGTTTGCGGCGGCGTCTCTACCGGAGTGACCGGAGCGTCTGGACCGTCACCAGCAGCAGGCACAGCAGCGGCGGCAGGATTAGCGGCGGCAATAGCAGTAGCATCAGCAGTAGTCGACATGTCATTTCTCTCCTTTGATTACGTACCCGGCGGCAACGCCACTGGCGGCGCCGGTAGGTTAACTGGGACTTGAGGATTTCCGGGAGCGCCGGCAGGCGGCTGGACGCCAAAGCCCGGGGCTGGCGCGGGAGCAGGCGGCGCCATCGCCGTTTGGCGCTCGTCGATGAGCTCTTTCACAGCGGCGATGTATTGCAGGAGCATGTCAAGGCGGTCTTGCGGCGTCTGAGCATTGCACTCGAATTCGTAGCGGCTCTGCGCATAGGAGAGATGGTCATCGAGGTCGCCGAATACCGTTGGCGGCGAGTACGTGCCATCCTCGACAATCTCGTCGCACTGGCGCTCGGTGGACTCTTGCGAAGCGTTGGCGATGTCCTGGTAGCCGTCAAGGTCGGGAATCTGGTCAAGGCGCATCTTCGTTTGCTTCGAGATTTGCCCATTGGCGAACCACGTATCGACCACCTCTTGCCGATACGCCATCGTCTGCGGCAGGCTCGACATCGGAAAGGCCCGTGGGCGGCTCATGTCGGTCACATCGTCAATGCCGATTTCATTCCACCGAATCTCTTGGACAAAGCGCCCGGGCAGGCGCACTGTCGGGCGAACCTTCACTGCCGCTTCGACAAGAAGGACACCAATCTCCTCGACGAAGTCCTCGAGGTGCTTGGAGAGAACGCGGTGTCGAACGTCATCTAGTTGCGCCGCCTTCTCAATGGCAAGGCCGCTCTTGAACGCCGTTTGCATGCCGACGGCGGCCTGGTCGGAAATGCCGATGCGTTCCTTGACCATGCGGATGAGCGTGGTTAGGTACTCAAACTGGTCCTTGGTAATGGCGACGGGATTGAAGAAGACCGGCGCCGTCTTGGTGAACCTGAAGATGCCGCCGCTCTTGCCGGCAAGGGCGGAGTCGTTGACATTGCTAGACGCCTCGACGCCGACGCGGGGCCAGGACATGCGCATGACGTTCTCTTGGAACGCCGCCATGACACGCTCAATCTCGCGCTGAAGACTAAGCACCTGCTCCGCCATTCCCATCGGCCGAGAAGACGGCACCTCCTGGTACACGAGCCGCGCCATCGGATAGTGGTCTTTGTCGTATGGCTCGTCGACGAACGTGTAGTTTGCCGTGCAAAGGACATGGCGACCGCGCTGCTCACCAACCTTCAGGCGCCATCCCTCGATGAGCGTGATGACATCGGAAGTGTCGAGGTCGGCGCCGAAGTAGAGGCCTGGGTTGACGTGCGGCGCATTCTTAATGGCGGCGGCGGCGTCAGCGTCGGCGCCGTACTGCTGGAGCATTTCATCGCGGCTAACGAAGATGCGAATGGCGCGCGTCTTGGGAAGGTCGGTGACGTTTAACTCAGTCTCATCCTCCATTACCTCGTCATCGATGATGCGAGTGCAGCGAATCTCCTTGCCATCGATGCTGGCGTCGACCTTGAGCCAACCGGCGCCATACATGCGAGAGTCATCGCCGCACGCCTCAACTAGCTTCCATACGTCGTAATCGTGAAAGGCGCCGTCAGTCCAGCGGGTAAGCTTCTTCGAGTTGACTCTGCCCTTGTGGTCGCCGGCGTCGGGACACCATTGTAGGAATGGGCGCTGTGAATAAACGCGGTTGCGAAGAACGTCGTCGCACTGGGCAAGAACGTTCATGGACGGCGCCGCCCATTGGACCCGGGAGTAGAGCGCTGTGATGGACCCGGGCCTCGGGCCCATAGAGTAATGGAATGCCGGATTGACCGGGCGCCCTGTCATGTACCTGAAAAACAAGAGCGAGCGGTAGCGGCGAGGCCAGGCAAGCTGCTCGAGGTTAGCCGTCCAGGAATAGAGCTCGCGGTTGACGGTGTCGGCGGGAGCGTTCCACCATTGGCGCTTTTCATTGCCTGTAGCATAGATGCTACGGCCGTTGCGCCGCCGCTCCGACGGGCGCATGTCCGCCTGGCGTGCTCGCCCCGACGTCGTGTTAAGATACTTATTAGCCACGACGCTTAATCATCGAACGCCCTGACGACCGTCAGGGAGTCCGTCAGGGCGGCGCGGTCGATGTCGTTGATAGCGTCGATGGGGTGCAGCGACGTATCCGCTGGCACCTGCGGCGCGCGGAAGGACGTCGCTACATCGCCGCCAAACTGTACCGAAACCTTGTCGCCGCTAATCTCGGCGGCGGTGACGCCGTTGGCCTTTAGGAGTAAGAGGATTTCGGCAAGGGTTGCCGGTAGTTCAATCGCCATTCCTAGGTCGACCGGAAGGCCGACTAGTCAGGCGGCTCCCGACTGTTAGTCTGGCGGGCCATATCCCCGGAAAGGCGTCGGGTCAGTGGTCTCGGGCCCATATTGCACCGTCGGCTCAGGGCCCTTTAGCATGAGTTCTATCTGCTCGACATTGGTCTTGGGCGGAGATGGCGCCACGGAGATGTCAAACCACTCGCCTATGGCATAGCGGAGCGCCTCCGAAGCGTCTACCTTGGCGCTGCCTATGGCTAGCTTCCACTTACCTTTGGCTAACTCTCGTTGGTCCCACTGGGCCCGGGTGAAGTCATCGGCGACGTGGGAGCCGCGCATGACCTTGACCTTGTCGCGTAGTAGTAGGTCGGAAAGGCGGCGGACTTGTTCAACCATCTGAGTCTTATTCGCAGCTGCAATAAGGGGTATGCCATAGTCGCGCCCAAGAGTATCATGTTCAGTTTTGGAAGCGTCGGAGTCGTATACCACCCTGACGACAGGATAGTGAGACTGCACGATGCCAACAATAGGCATGAGTTCACCCCAGCTAAGATGAGCGTCGCGCTCCGAAGTGTAGTCGAAAACATGGTAGACATGTTGGCAGTGCTCCCCGTAAGCGATGGCTTGGATAGACGCTCGGTCGGCGCCGCCGAGGTCAATGGCGACGATGACATCCGTACAGCCCGGCGGCATGATGGACGCCATGACCGAGCCTGACTTGACGATGACGGCGTCCTCCCATGACGGCGCCGTCCGGTCATAGGCGTTGCGGCTCTCGAGGTAGCGGTAGGGGCGCCCGGCGCTCTTGGTCCATACCGGCTCGCCGCCCCATTGGCGCCGGGCTAACTCGTCGTCCTCGGAGAGCTTACGCGCCTCGAGCCAGCGCCGGAACGCTGCCTGCTGGTCGTTAAGGAATGGATTAGAGAGACGGGACCAGTTATGTTTCTCGTAGATGCTGTTAGCGTCGGTGATGTGGCGGTGGAAGTAACCGCCGGTAGCGCGCGGCAGGGTGCCGATAAGGAGCAGGCGCCCCGGCGTTGGGTGCTCGTCGGTGACGTCGGATAGACGGTCCTCGATGACGTCGTCAATGAGCGGCTCTATTACCGCGTCGGGCCTGTCCTGGACCTCATCTAGAACAACCAAGCCGGACGCGAAGGATTCGCCTAAGTAGACAAAGATTTGAGAAACATCATCAGCGCCCGCAAAATACACGACGCTGCCATTCGGGAATACCGTGCAAAGCTCAGCATCCCTGTGGTCGCATTCGATTGCGTATTGTGCAAGTAGACGCTTCCATGGGCGCCACGCAATACGTTTAGCTTGGTCACCGGTAATGCCAATGTATAGGCAGGACACATTTGTCGTATCCAATGCGGTCCGCGCCAATAGAAAAAGCGCTGCCCGAGTCTTACCTGCGCGTGCTGTCGTGTATGCCAGTACCTTTTGCGCTGTAGACTTGAGTAGCTTGAGTTGCTGGTCATGAATGACGCCGTCCTTGGTGGTGCTAAACGCCTCCGCCGTGAATGCCGCCGCCGTCTTCTCGCCCTTCAGGCGGCGGAGCTCGGCGGCGACGGCGCGCTTAGTAGTATTGAGCGTAGGTTTCGTCAAGATGAATCACATGACCGTCGCAGACGGTGACGGTGCTACCGTCGAGGCGCTTGAATTGGTCACAGCCGACGACATGAACTTGCGACGACAGCCACAATACATAGAACAAGAACGACAACATAGAAGACCTCCATTATGGCAACGCCAGGCATGGACGAAAGCGGAAGGTATGGCCATGGGCCTGCCACTTGAGCATGGTGGAGTGCGACGGCATAAAGACCAGTTGCTTGGTTGGGGCGGAGACGCGAGCATAGTCGAGCAAGGAGCGGGCAATGCCTCTCGAGCGCCAATCCTGGCGGACGTAGAGCCATGCGACCGTGTTCGGCACAGCGTAGATTATCCAGCCGAAAATGGTAGATGCCTCACCGCTGGCGCAGGCGACACGGCAATGCCACTTCATGAGCAAGCGGTCAAGGGCGTCTGACAGCTGCTGCGGCGTCGCTCCCTGCGCGTATGG